CCGCAGTCAAGAATGCACCATTTACATCATCATTTGAACTATTTGGAGAAGGAGCTTCTATATTTCCACCAACAACAAACGACTGTGCAAGTGGATCAACAAATCTTTGAACTGTTGTTGTTGTATGGGTGTTTATTGTTGTAACTGATTGTGTTGTATTTGTTGTTAAATTAGTTACTGTTTTTGTTGTTAAATTACTTGTAGTTGTAGTGACAGTGTTTTCCCACTGCTCAAGAGTTCCGTCGGAATTATAATTTGTTTCTGCATGTGAAATCGAATTGCTACCAGGAAGACCTAGATCATTTGTTGAACTTGAAGTTAACTTAAAGGTCTTGGTTCCCGTTGGAATTCTAACGGTTGGGACAGGAATAGTATTTGGATCTCTTAAGTAGAATGCCCCAATCAAATCTCCATAATTATCGGAGATTAAACGCAAATCTTTTACATATGCAACTGCGCCACTAGTTTGTCCAACAAGTTTCATACCTTGGACTAGATATCCAAAATATTTTCCTTGAGCTTCTTGCGATAATGAAGTTGTATCAATATTAAGAACTTTTGATGACTGACTATACGATGATGCTATAGATTCAGTCTTAACATATGGATTTATTGTGTATGTTGTGGATGGGGAATTAAATTTACCATACTTATGATTTGGAGTTGCAACTCTGAATGTAATCAAATTGTCTTCACCAAATCTTCCAATCACAGTTTCTCCAACTGTAAATGCACCAGAAGCTCCATAATTTGCTAATGTGGTGTCGTTTGCTATCTCAATTAATTTTGGAATGAAATCGACTCCACTATTTCCATCAAGGAATTGATAGAATCTTGTGGAAGGTTTAAGATTAGATGCAGAAAATTCAGTATTTCTGGATCTCATAAATGCTTCATCAGATGAAGATACTAAAACATTTCTAATTGTAGTATCAACATCACTTATTGTATCATAATCAATACTTTGTGTTGTATTTGATGTGGTACTGGTAGCAGTTGATGAAGTTTCTGTTGTAGAACTACTAGATCTAGTGAAGTTTCCTTGACCACGTATTGTTCCACCATTAACCGTATTTTGGCTTGTGGTACGAATAGGAGTTAGAGTAACAAAAGCATTACTTACTAGATTTTTTTCAAGTGTCCTAGTGGAGTTTAATGTTATACTAACATTCTTATCTGGAAGCTGAACGGTTCTTACCCAAGTATCAATTTCTGGACTTAACTTAAGATTTCCACTATAAACTATAACATTAAATGGATTTACATTTTCAACTGTTGTAGCAAATGGTTGCTCAATCCATCCAATAGAATCATATTTTAAAGTTACGGAATTTCCAGTTTTTTGAATATTTGGATCCAACAATTCAAAGTTATCTGATAAATCCAAGTCTTCATCAGTAACTGCTGTTGCTGGTGCAATTTGTGATTTAAGTGAATTTCTACTGTTAATTGGTGTTAATTCATTTGCTACAGTATTGACTCTAATATTAGATAATTGCTTGTTAATTAGGGAATAATTTTTAAAATCATCAACAAAAAATCCACTCTTAAATCTATTTCTACCTTCAGAATCTTGAATTTGGAGAGTTTGTGTATTTATTTCAAGTAGAGATAGTGAAGTAACTCTTTCTAGATTCTCAACTCTATCTTCAATCAAACCAATATCTCTCATCGTATATCTTCTATTGTCCACTAAAGATAAGATAGCATCTGATGGATTATAAAGATATGGTGGCAACTTAATAGTTGCTATTTCCATTACAGCATCATTTTTACTTGGTTCTTTAGGATCTTTTGCTGATACTCCCTTTTCAACAATAAAATTTCCAAATCTATCAAGATATAACTTATCAATTCTTGGTAAATAATAATCATATCCAATTAATGAGCTTTCATTTGCAGAAAGAATTAATTTAGGTTCAGTGGTAAGATTTCTTGAAGAAAAATCAAATGGTGAAGAACCGGTTCCGGAAAATACAGGAACTCTTGGTCTAAAATCTAAAGTATCGGAAGATCTTACTAATCTTGGACCAATTGTTGGAATGTCGGTTAAAAATCTATCTTCGTTGTAACTTAATACTGTAAATACGTCGCCATTATCATTAGATGGTATTGAATAATAATCAAATACTATTAGTAATTGTTTAGAAGGTTCTGCTGTATCTTTATTTCTAACAATTCTTGAATAATCATAATATTGATCTTTTTGACCCTTATTTAATGAATATGAATTTGTTACGTCTTTATACTTACCTAGAGTAATAGATTCAATTTCTGTAGTTATACCCGAATCTTTAAATACAGCAGTTTCTCCTGCTAAAAATCTTTCAGGATTTAAATATACAATACCCAAAACATTTGTAGATGGTTTTGAAACAACTCTTGCAATTGCTTTGCTAGTGTTTCCAAGGATATCTTCACCAATAACAGCATTTGTGGTTACATTAGCACTAGAAGTGAATTGAACTTGATCCAAAGTTGGTGCTGACGAATCAAAAGATTCGTATACTGATATTACTTTTACCACATCTGGATAATTTAATGATATTTCTTCATCTTGAACTCTTAGTCCATAATATTGGTTGTAGGTAAGACCGTCACCAATTGAAGAACTAATTCCACTTCCAGATTGTGAATATTTTGATAGTGATACTGATAAAGTTTGACTTCTATTATATTCTTTTATTTTGCTTTGAACACCATTTTTAATTAAAGTTGCATTTACTGTAACATTAGTTTTACTATTAGATAATCCACTAATAGTTACTACATTTGAATTTAAAACAAACTGATCAGAAGTTATTGGCGCAATGGTTCCGTCTGAATAATGAACAGAATATCTTTCTTCATCAAATGGAGCAAAAAATGCACTGGTAATTCCGGTAATTTGTGATAAATCAAAAGTTAATACGCCAGAAGCACTTGTAGTTTCTCCGGTTATTTGAGAAGAGAATGTTAATAATGAATCAGAAAGATTTACTGAAGAAATATTAACATCTGGAAGTTGAGCATATAGTGATCCTGCACCTTGATTTCTTATAATTGGAGCACCAAGTAAAACAGTAGGTTGAATTGTACTCGATGGTAACGAACCATCAAATACTCCAGAAACACTAGTAATACCAACAACAGTCATTGATAGACCATCTGCTGCAACTGTAGATATTCTATTATAGGTCTCAGTATTAAATCCAACTTTTTGGTATCTGAGAATACTATCTGTTTTTATTCCAGTAAATACATTACCACCAGCACTAGTTACCGTTCCACCAGAAGTGATAGATACTTGATTTAATCCGTTAGGAAGTATAAATCTTTCAAGCAAACAATCTGCACGAAAATTTACTGGAAGTCCAGATACAGAAGTTGATTGATATACTGACTTAATATCTTCAGTAGAATATGAAGTTACTGATCTAATTGTTCTTGAAAAATCTACTCCATTAATAATTAACTGTTCTCCAACTGAAAATGTTCCAGAAGTTTGACGCAAACTAATTGCAACAGATCCACCTCCAGCAGAAACTGCATATCCACTAGCACCACTACTTTTACCCTTAACAAATGATGTTGCTGGTAGTTCTGCACTTGAAATTGAAGAATTTAAAGTTAATGCAATATATGTTTGAATATCGTAGAGGTATAAATCCCAATTAGTTACTCCATTACTATATGAAGCATCAGTTAAACTAAAGGTATATACTCTAGCATCACCAATTTTATTTCCTGCTCCACCTAATTGATTATATAATTCTACTGCATATCTTTGTTTTGGTGCTCCAGACACATTATTTACTCTTATAATATTGCCCATCTCAAAGGGAATATTAACATTATCAATTGATTTAGTATCTCTTGGTTTTTCTACATCAATAATAGTTGTTGAAATTTTTTCTACATCATATCCCCTAACGTAAGCCTTTCCAGGAGATACTTTTATACACATCAAATTATCTGAAGGTGTATTGGACTGTTCAGTTGTCTCAGTGTCAAAGAATAATCCATTATTACCCAATCTATCATTCAATGAATTATGTATTGATGGATTAAATTGAGTTACCGCATAATCTCCAGATTCATCATAAGTTCTTTCTGCCAAATAATCCCGAATTATATTGTATTGAGTTTTAGTTTCAATTTTTTTAATTTTTCCATCTTGAACTCTTAGTAGTTCAACAAAATCAGTATCATTAGTATCGGATAATAATTTTTTAGTTAAAGTTAAATTAATTTTAAATCTATCCGCACCCGGAGCAGCATAATTTGCAAATCCTTTGGCATTATCATACAAAGAACTATCATCTTTTGCATTGATAATTAATTCATCAATTTTTAATCCAACCCTATATGATGGAGTATTTGTATAGTTATCAAGAATTATAGTTTGCTTAGAAACATTTACAAAATATCCCCTAATAAAATAAACTCCATCACCAATAGATGCCGCAGATCCAATTGAAGTCGCATTTAAAGAAATTAATGATGCAAAGGGTGTTCCTGCATTAATTGTTGTATTTCCATAAGTTATATTTTCTTCTGCAATTAATGATTCCCCATCTTCAAACGGATTGAATTCAAAATTAATATCAGAATCTAAGTATTTTACATATATTGTCAGATTTTCTACGTTAATATCATCTGGAAAGGAAATGTATTGAATTGTTGCGGTTGTTCCTGATATTTGACCTACTACCTTTTTACCTACAAAATTATTAATATAAAGTGAAATATCAGTTCCAAAATTAGTTGGATTAAGTTTTACAGAATAAAATTGCCCATCATAAGCAATATTACCTGGGATCACCATTGATCCTTCTTTAAATATATGGCTTCCAAAAGATTTTACTTGGTTTTGTAAAATTGATTGTAAAGTCGTTAGTTCTCTTGCTTGAACTGGATACCCTGGTTTAAATAAGACTTTATAAAAATTTTTTTCCGAATCAAAATCATCATAATATGGATTGATGTTTAAATCTGTTTTTTGTGCCATTTTTTTTAGAATTCCAGAATAATTTTAACGTCTTCTTTTTGTCTAATATCTCTCTGTACCAGGGGTCTGTTATCAATATAAATTATGTCTCCCGTATTCTTATTTATCTCTGGATTTGCAAGTCCATTTGAAAAAGTTACTGCCAAATCTATAACTTTATTTCCGACCGTAACTTTATTATCTGAAAATGTCGTATCAATACTACCAGTAAAGGGTGAAATAGTGCTCGCAGAGGATTCGAACTCATATAATGTAGAACCAGCGGTAACTGTATTATAATCAGTTTGATCAGTACCATTTCCAAAATATAAAGATCTATCTCTAAAATATTTTAAAACCTTAGTCTCACTATCATATGATGCTACATATCCCTTAGCGACATTTCCATCTTGCCTAGTTTGAGTTATTTCTTCTCCAATAATTGGAGTTCCACTAAATGATGAAGTAAGCTTTATTGCGTAAAGTGATGAATATTGATTTTCTGTAAATATAATATCAGAATTAAAAGTGGTTGGATTTTTTATGATTCCAACTTGAGAAAAATAAGTATCTGTTGGGAAATCCTTAGTTGAATCATCAAATCTAGCATATACTAATACTTTATCAGTTCCTAATTCGGAATATATATCGTATCCGTGCCCTTTAGATGGTGGAATTATTGGAATCAATTTTGCCGGATTAGGGAGACTTCCACCTGGTTGAAGGCTTCCCAAATCAACTATTCCATAAGTATATCCACTACCACCTGCAGTAACTGTAGTTGAAATTATTGTTCCATTACTATCAACAGTAACTAATACTCTACCACCGCTACCATCACCAAGAATATCGACTGTTCCGGAACTATAACCAGTTCCTCCATCAGCAACATATACTTTTTTGATTTGATTGAAATTTATGCTAGAATCTCCTGCTTCTCTAACATCAACAATTTGTGAGTCTGTAGATGTTTCCCAATCATTAGGAACAACAACATATTCGGTTGAATCAAATTTTATGATATCATTTGGAGAAACTGAAAAAAGATATTTCCAAATGTATCCATCCCCACTTACACCTGCTGCTGATGGTTCTAAATCTGTAAATGTTGGTTCATCTTGAGATTTATTTCCGGTTAAATTTGTTCCAGAAGAACCATTATCTATACAAATATAAACCCTATAATCACTATTAATTACATAATAATTTGAATCATACAATCTACTTGAGTTTGAATTTGGTGTTGGATTTGAAATGCTGTAATCATTTCTGTACATATCATAAGATGTGTTGGAAGTCCAAGTTACCTTTCTTATAATCTTTCTAATATTGCTACTGGTTATTTTTTTGCCAAATAAAGAAGTATTTTTATAATGTGAAGAATATTCAAAATTATCAGTTGGAGTTGGAACATTCGTATCCCAATTAGAAGTTCTTCCAAATCCAACTGTTGTTGGATTATCCAATCCTAAAAAAACATAATAAGAATTTGCATTATCTACTGCAGAATTTATGAAATTGCTTGCATTCAATATTCTAAATTGATCTGTTACTACTGCAGACATATTAATAGTTTTTTAAATATTTATAATACTTTCGGGAGTGCGCCAGTGTTTCTTAGTCCAGTACCTCTCCTTTGAATTGTTGGGAAAGTTGATAATCCAACATCTATTGTATTTCCACTTATTCCTATTGAAATCGGAGAACTGGATCTAGTAAATCCAGACATCCTACCCCAAGAAAACTTACCTACTGGATTTGATGTATTTCCAGAAGTAGAAAGTCCAATCACAGATGTATTTGATTTTATATTGCAGGTAATAATACCAACAGTACCACTTGAAGAGAATTGCTGAATATAGTAAATATTATCTAAGAATGTAGTACCAATTCCAACTATTGCAGAATCGGAATTGTTAATAGAAGTTACTCCATTTCCAACACTGGTATCAAAAATATAAATTGGATATCCAGTATTCAATCCAACAAAAGAATTTGAATTTAAGAATAATTTGAGTGCTAATGGGTTTCCACCAATACCTGTTGTTGTTGAAATTCCAGTAATAATTCCAGAAAATCCATTGACTGCAGAAATATTTGAAATTTGTTCAATAGATCCAGTTGTTGTTGTTGAAATTCCATTAATAATTAAGGCATCAAAATCTACGGGCGTCTCATAATTAAAGAAATACGCATCATCAACAAATATTTCAGTATCGGTGGTTGAAAAATTCTTAATAATCTTTGCTGTTGGATATACCAAAGATTCAATAGAATCCCTTGTCTTATAAACAATTTCTCCATTAATTTTTCTATCAATTTTCTGCTTAGTCCAATTTAATGGTTTATAATTTTCAGTATCTACTCCTTGATCAGAATATAGATTAGTTTCAAATTTATCGGAGAATGATAGATCAAATACTGTTCTTTTATTTTGAGATATTGTTCCAGGAAGGTTATTATTTTTTAATACTTGTACAATGTCCCCTCTTTTGATTGTTTGTGGTATGTCTGAAACTAATCTAATATCATCACCATCAGTTCCTTTATAGAAGAATATTGCAACATTATCCTCTGGTTTTGGTGCAGATGTAAATACAAATGAAGTTCCACCATCAAATTGATATGCTATTTCTGGATCTTGAATTATGCCGTTAATAACTATGAATAATGCAGAATTTAAATTTACTTGAGAATTTGGTGCAGACTCAAAACTGAGTAATTGTGAATTATAATATAATGGGAATCTTGTTCTAATACCATCTTGATAACTTTTAATTGAGTCAATATAATCAAATTCGCCAAATTGCCAAGCAGCAAAAGAATCTGTAAATGTATTGAGAACGGTCAATTTAAACTCAGATAATGGTGCTCCCAATCTTGAATCAGTAACTAGACCAACAGGTTTAAATACATCCCCACGTTTGAATGAATATCCTTGTCTAGAAATATTAAATTTAGTCACTTCAAAGTATGTTGACCCTATTCCTGTGGTTGAACTTGCACCAACTTCAACATCTAATAAAAGACCAACTCCAGTACTTGTCGTTGTTCCTATTCCCAATCTAGACACTCCGGTTACCCGAAGATTTTCATAAGAGGGTTCTGAGACAAATACCTTTGGATCTGTATATCCGCTACCACCATTAATAATGGTAAATGATAAGGTTCCACCCGCACCAACAGATGCTCTTATAGATGCCGCTGCTCCAGTGTGCCCACTTTGATATACACTTACGCCTATGGAAACAATTCCATTATATCCAGATCCAAGATTATCGGTAGTTCCTAACCCAACAGATCTAATTGAACCTCCTGCACCCACTACGGCAGTTACTGCTGCTCCAACAAGGGGTGCATACCCCAATCCAGTTGACGATCCCAGAGAGATTATCATACCACCTCTAGGAGTTTGATTTTGATTTACATCAAACTCTGAAGTAATAAGTTGCGAAGTATTTGGATCTGTAATACCAGAAAATACTACACTAGTTATTCCTACAAAAGAATTTTCGATAAATCTAAAATTATTTTCTGGATTATTAATAGTCGTTGGTGTTTGGAAAATACTGTTTATGAATAGAATACCATTTCCACCTGTAGATCCCAATCCAACAGTGTTTGCTCCACCAACAGTTAATGCAAAAGTTCTACCTATACCAGTAAATTGATTGGAAATATCATCATATATTTGATTTGTCGTATAATCATTTCTTAAAAATACTCTTCCAGTAAATTCAGATGTTTGAAATCTTAAATTGCTAGAGTCTCTTTGTATTTGAGGATTTCCTCTAGGTGGTTCAGTAAAGAATATTTTATTTTTAACAATATTGTAAGATCCTTTATAAATTCTTGCTGCTGTGGAATCTGTATGTGTGGTAGATGATGACCCAACAAATCCCCTAGAAACTTCAACTAAAGGAATTTCTCCACTATTTGTAATTGGACCTACACTAGTAGTTCCCAAACCAACATTAATAATCCCCATATATTCATCATCAATTTTAATAATATCCTTAGGTGCTATTGTAGATATTCCAGTCAAAGCAAATGTTGTAGATGTATCAGTAATTTGTCCATTATTTCCAGATAATGTATATACTATTGGCGTAAATGTTAATGGATATTGGACCAGATTATCAATAGTAATAATTGATTTCTCATTTCTCTTACTCATTTCAAGTTTATGTGCGTTACCCTCACCATAAGAGGTAAAGGTAACACCTATTCCCAATAAAGCATAATCTTTTCTTGTTGATAGTTTAAAGGTATCATTTGATTGCTTGATAACATAAACATCCGAAGGTAATAATGTAGTTACAACTCCAACAGAATTTAAAGTTGCTCCAATTCCAACTGCACTTTCACCAACTCCAATAAATGTTGATGTTGGTGTGTATACAAGTTTCTCCGCATTACTAAAGAAGTGATTTGGTATTGTAAAGAGTCCACTGGATAGATTTAATGTATTAGAATCTAAAGGATTGAATGTTTTTGTAAAAATTGGATATCCATCGGAAGTTAAATTAAAATCAAGTTTATTAATTCTATCACCATTAATTGCATTATAAAAATTAAGATTTATAGAATCTAAAATAGTTCCATATTCAAGATTTGGTGCGATATTTTCTGTGTCCAAAATTGTATACAAACATTCATTAAATGATGAAATATTAATTTTGGATGTTATTGATGAGTCTGGATAGAACTTTAATATGAAATTGTTACCCAAATATTCTCCACCGAAAGTTCCAATTCCTGTAGTGCTTCCAACGGATAAAAATGGCGATTGCTGCACAAATATATCATTGGTGTCTTGCACCAACATAATTTGATGAAGGGCACTTGTTGACCCAACACTAACCTCAACTAAAGATTTGACAGCATTAAAATCATTTTTATTGAGCGATATTACTGTCGATGCTGATGAAACAGTAGATGAATAATTTGACTGATATATTGCACTTCTTTCAAATCCGTCTAATTGCCCAGACAATTTAAATCTATATACGTCAGAACCAACAGATGTTGTACCAAATCCAACAATTTTTGATCTTATTTGTATAGAATTTGATGAATCATTTGTATAGTTTAAAGATAATACTCCAGAAGAAATATCAGCACCAAATGAACCTATAAAGTTTCCAGAATAATTATTTGTTTGATATTCTGAATCAAAATAATACTCAGAAATATATGTATCTGTTCCATTGTGGGTCAAATATAATTCAACAAAATTCATCTGATTTGTTAAAGAATCAGTAATTTGAATATTTGTATATAAAGAACTAAATTCATTAGATTCTACAGATATAATAGAAGTTGTTATTCCTGTTGATGCAATTCCATTCGTCCCTGTTAGATTAATAAATCCAACAGATGCAGTTCCAATACCAGGTAAAGTGGAATTAAATTCATTTTTAATTGTTTTTATATCATAGTCAGTAGTGTATACATCAGTCGGCACAAATTGCAGGGAGGTTTGATTAAATTCATTAGTAAATAGTGAAAATATTCCATATTCTTCTCCAGAAAAATGTGTGCTTCCTGCTCCAGCATTAACAACTGTTCCTTTATTTAAAAGAAAATGATCATTTCCATCATTTAATAGTATTAATTCGGTCAGTTGAATTTGTGAATTATCTGGATTAGAAACTCTTAATAGTAATCTATGATAAGAGTCGGAAGAACCTAGGTCAAGAATATTTAAAAATTCACTTGGTTCTCCATCTAAATTAGAAAATTGTTCATTTATATCATCTACTCTTAAAACTACATTACTTATGCATTCGGTATAAGATGCTAATTTTTTATTTTTTAATTTTAAAAATTTGGAAGAATCTCCAATAGTATCAATATCTTTTACCAAATCAAAATCATATATTGTATCTACTCTATTCTCTTCAATTATATCATGGAGTATAGTTGTGGCGTTTACTGATCTTGAAATTTCAGAATTTGCAGTTGATGTAATCCCAGTATCTGCAAAATTCTTTAATCCACTAGTATGAACTAAACTATTAACTGGGGTCCTTAGATCTTGATATGTAATTGGACTCTTTATAGTATATGAAAGATTTTGATAGTAATCGTTATCTGGAATAACTTGATTATCTTGATCCAATTTTCCAATATCATTTTTCCACCCAATATTCTTTTTAATTGAATAATCAACAGCAAATTTTCCAAAATTATTAGCAATTTTATCAATAGTTGCTATATTTCCAGATTCTTTACCTTTAATAATTTCGCCAACAGATAATTCATAAGCATATGATCCAGATACTTTAATAAACGAATCATTATAATCCACAATCACCAAATCTCGTTCAATATTATTAGAAATAAGTTTCTCCCCAATAATAAATGTGGAAGAAATTTGAGTAACTTCAAATGATGGATAATCAATTCTGTTTACAAGAATTCCAAATGAATCCTGAATAGTTTTTGCTATTCCAGTATTTGATGTTAAGTTGGAGATATTAAATTCAACTTTATCAAAAACTCCCGAATTATCATAGTTACTGACAGTAAAGAATTCATATCCATGATCTTCCGAATTAAATCCAGAACCATCAGTACTATATTTTTGAATTCCTTCTACAAATACCTTATCGCCAACATTAAATGGGTTAGTTAAAAATCCATTTAATGGTGTTGTTATAAAACATGTAAAAATTCCAGTGGAAGATGATTGTACTTGCTGAATACTAATTCCATTTGTATTATTAGTAGTAAATAATTGTACGGTTGTTTCTGGAAGACCTTTTGGTTCTTGTAATATATTTACTGAAGAAATCGAATTTCCATTTATTGTTGCTACCAATATTCCACTATCAATTTTTTCTCCAGTATTAGAATCTACAATTACAATCGATGGTGCAGCAACATAACCTCCTCCACCACTGGTAACGGTAATAATACCAACAGTGTTTGAATTTTTGATTGTGATTAATGGTGATATGTATGCGGTAGGTTGTAAAGTTTTATCTGAAGAGTATTCAAATCCTTCATTGATAATTCTTATTTCTCTTGCGTTACCTATAGTTGTTGATTTTGAAATAATGTATGCATCTTGACCCTCATTAGAATTTGATCCTATAAAAATTGGAGATTTTTTATACTCAGATCCTCCAGAAACAATATTAATTTTATTAATTCCACCTTTTGCAGATGTGGAATTAGTAAAATATTTTAAAACCTCACATTGATCCTGAGAATATTTTAAATTTTCTGGAAATATGTCTAAAGAAATATTAAAAGTGGTTGATCCAATACCAGAAATTCTATAATCTGAATTATATCCACTATCTACGAATAATATTTCAGAATAATTAGTTACTGTAGTATCAGAAGTACTAATATGTCCAGATTTTTCTAAATTATAATATAATTGGGTTGGTAATATATCACTATAATTGATAGTTAGTGAGGCTTCGGATGATACTCCAACTGTTCCTATACCTAATACTGTAAATGAAGTGGTTGTTGAAATTGAAACAAACTCATTATTAAATTCTTTATCGTAATAAACTTTAAAATTATGTTCAAAAAGTGAAGCATCTGATAAATTAAATACTAGATTATTATTTTTAACCGATTGAATTTGTGGATTTATCAATGAAATATTGTGATTTGCCCCACCAGAACTTGTAATGTTTACTGTGATTGGTGGAATAGTTTTGGAGTCAATATAAGTTTCTGAAAGTTTTATATTATTATCATCAACTTTATATGCATAATATGAACCAGTTGATAGTCCTGATGCAATTAGGTTGGAAGAATAAAAAACTTTATCACCAGTTTCTAATCCATGACTGTTAAGTGTTATTTCATTAGTTATTGTATTAATACCAGTGGAATTGAATCCAATGGGATTGATTAAAATATTTCCAGTGGTTGTATCTCTCTTAATATAAACTGAAGTCGAAGTTCCAATTCCAACCGATAAATTTGGTTTAACATCAAGACTGACAATATCTCCAGCAGCCAACCCATGGTAGGTTGAAACTGAAACAGTAGATTTAATTTTTTCAATTTTTCCTGTCTTTTGACTATATGTGCTTTCAAAAGAATATTCATCAGAATTATCACCATTAGTAATAAAAAATACTTCGGAGGAATTGAGATTGGTTTTAATTCCAATAGTATTTTTATTTTTATTTGTTACATAAACATTTGTTGGTAAATTGAATAAACTTCCAGTTGATGAGGTTGAGATTGCAATGTTTGCACCATTGAGTGTGAAAATAACTTGTTGATTATTTGTAAATGGATGATTTTCAATATAAATTCCCTGTGTCGGAATATTTCTTGTGATAGTGGAACCACCAAATTGTAAAGTTACAGCATTTGTAATTCCACTTGTAGTTCCAACTCCAACCGATTGTTTTGGATTAAAATATACTTTATCATTAACTTTAGATTCAAAACTATCAATATTTTTAGAAATTATAAAAGAATCTGGAATAAAGTCTATTTGAGTAGTTGCAGTATGAGATACTCCAGTTGATCCCCTCTTTACTTTAAGTATATTGAGATTTGGGAATACTTCTAGCACCGATAATGTTTCTGTACCGATTGCAATGCTGCTTCCAACAGATACTGATTCTGGAAGTTGTGTGAGATATATTTCTGTTGATAGTCCCACAGTTGATGCTGGAATATTGACTAAAACATTGGAATAATGAGAAGATACTGATATTTGATAAAAGTTGTTTAATTTGCTTAAATTAGTTGAAAATCCAGAAATTACAACATAATCATTATCTGATAGATTGTGATTTGGTAAGATGGAAACTTTTACTTCTCTATCATTATTCCAAGTAAAAATAGCATCTTGATAAGTATCTACTTCTGTAGATATTTCTACAATATCTTTGCCTTCTATAGATGATACTTTTGCTATTAATCCACCACCCCCTGTATCAGTATTATCAAAGTTTAAAACATCATTTACCTTATAATTTGAACCAGAATTAATAATATCAAAATCATTAATATATCCAGAAGACACTGATTCAATAACAGATCTTTGTTTTGTAATCTCATTAGTTTCAATGATGAAATCATTGTCGGCATAATTGTCCGAAACTTTGTATGGGAATGTATTTCTAAGTAAATTGGAAGTATTAAAATTAAATGATTGGTCAAGGGTAAAATTTTCTTCTAAAATATTGGATCTATACGTATTTCCAATAAAATATGGAAACTGCGGTTCTAAAGTTCCTATTTGAACTGAAGAAAAATATGCATAAACACCATTTGGAAATTCCAAAGTTTTTCCAAATCTTCCATTGTGTTCGTCCAAATCTCCAGAATTTGTATATACATAATCCTCCACAAAGAATCCTGCAGAAAATCCTGCTGGTCTATCGATAATATTCGAAGTGTTTATTTCATATCCAGAAGTTAATAATTTTGGATTAGAGTTTGTATCCTCTGGGTCAGAGTATCCATACGCACCATATATTGGATTTCCATCATATGCCCATCCAATTATATTAGAAACTGCAGATCCATCATCGTTAAATGATTCTTTTAACCTATTAAAGTATCCAATAACAGAGTATTTTAGTTTGTTTTCAGTTTCTATTAAAAATTCATTTCCAAATTTAATATTATTATTGACGGTTAAAGATCTAATTTTAGTATCAAAAAATGCGTTAGATCCTGAAGGGTTTACTTTGATCGAAGTTGATGAACTCGAATATCCAATTCCGGTATTTACAACTCTAACATCTGTTATTTTTCCATTGACAATAATTGGTCTCAATTCTGCTCCAGATCCAGATCCTGTAGAATCCACTACCACCAAATCTGGATCCGAATAGTATTCAAGACCACCATATTGAATATTTACAGAATTGACAGTACCATTTATAATAATTGGTTTTAATTGAGCCTCCTTACCAGTTTTTATGGATATTAGTGATTTTTTCTCAAGATTTAAAATAGTTGATCCATAACCAGTTCCACTTTCATACAAGTATGCCCCAATAATACTACCTTTAACTTTAGGAGTTGCTGCAATTGATTGATATTCTTGAGTTGTTGTTCCAAAACCAACGGGAGTATATTGTATGGAAATTGAAATATCTGGATAATTAAAATATTGATAACCTGATCCAGGAGAAGAAAATTTGATATAATTTTCTCTATTGTAATTTGATACGTCAGTACCGCCAATTCCAGCATCACATAATCTAAAATAATCATTATCAATTTTTAAGATATAATACTGATTTAGTGAAGAAATTCCAGATATTGGAGATGTTTGATAACTATACGTTACTAACTCACCACTATTAAATTCATGATTTTTAAAATTAATTGTGTGGTTAACTGTAGATATCCCCGCTTGGGTAACAATTAATTTTCTATTAGTGTATCCACTACCACCATTAATTACTTTAATTTCTGATATTGTATTTTTATTTGAGGCAGTTCTAAAGTTATGAATACCTGAATTATTATTTCCATTGAATCCTACAGTATTAATTCCAGAAGAATAATCTGAAATAGATCCATATAATTTAATTGTTTTATTATTATCAATTTTTGCATAATATGTTCCATTATTAACTAACGTTAAATTTTCACTTCCAATTGGCAAATTTCCATTGGAATTATAAATTATAGACTCGCCATTAGTCAGATTGTGGTCCGTTAAAAATGTAAGTTGTGATGTAGTAGTACTAATTCCACCAGAATATACTACATTTCTACCATCAAAGAAAATTTCTCTAGATCTTTTTAGAGCAATTGGTTCAATAATAGCTCCAGATCCATTACCACCACTTATTGTGGTGGATACAATATTCTCAATATCATAGTCTTGAGAATCCACATAAACACTAACAATACTTCCACTAACTACTGGTTGAACTAAAGCGGTTGTTCCTGCACCAGATGAAACTGATATTAATGGGGGATTAATTACATCATATCCACTTCCACCATTTAACACTTCAATGGATTCTAATGGACCATAATAAATTTTATCATCGGACTTATAGTTATTAATTTCAACACCATTAATCAACATTCCGGTTGATCCTGGAGTTGTTAATTCCCCAGTTCCATTTTTAATATTTACATCTAATGGGAATTTTTTAAGTATTTTTTGAGCACTAATTTCTCCAGATCTTTGTGAGTATACTGTAAATGTGTGGGAACCACTTGCAGGACCAAATGTTAAGTATTGATTTCCTCCAATAAATGATCTAGATGAATATAATTTAATTTTTTTATTATCTGCCGAATTGACTTCAACATAATAACTTCCAGTCTCTAATCCTGCAAGTGAATTGAGTTCTGGTTGATAATAAATTCTATCTCCACTAATAAAAGGAACTGAATTATTAAATGCTATAGTAGAATATGTACCATCACCAACTGCGTCAGTTAAAATTCCAACAGTACCATCACTAATCGACGCAGTATTAATATTTTTTGTTATTTCATAAGCATATGGGATGGATAATCCCCTATTATCAGATGGGAGTGAATTGGAAGCCACATAAGCATACTCATCGCCATCAGTATATAAATTTTGAATATCGGATACAATTACATTATTTCCAAATTCAATAGGAACTATTGAACTACTTGCCGTATTAATTTTTCTTCTTAAGTCATATTTTACTCCCAACTCTGGAGTAAAGGATAGATTATTTAAATCAATTCTATTTTCCGAAACAATAACGTTTGAAATATATGCAATATTTGTTGGTGAAGATACTACATTATTACTATCTCTTTCAACAATTTCAACTTGATCACCGACCTTTAAGCTTGATCGATCAATTGGACTGGTTAGGGTAAAATTGTTAATATTTTCTATTTGATATCTTGAACTTGTATTGTATATCCAAGAATTTGCAAAAATTTCTTTATAAGTTCTATTTTGATTGGGATTTTTAATTAATTCACCAAGGTTTTTGACTGATATAATATCGCCTTCGCTGACGTTCAAGTTATCAGATACTTGTACAAAGTTTGATAATACTCCAGTAAGTCTTAATTCAACTTTCTTGGTAGTATCTCCGTCTTCATAACCATAATAACTTTCATCAGATCTTATATCATCTGTAGAAGAAATTTCTTCTTCAATTCCAGTACATCCAAAAAATTGATTAATACTTTTACTGGTATAAGTAATAATATTATTACCAGATATAATTGTACCCTCTTCTGCAAATCCAATAGTGGAATCAACAGATATTACTGATCCACCAACTAAAACAGTCTCAAGACACTTTGTACTTGGTGTAATTGTGAAATTACCTTCAACAGCAGAAAATTCGTTATATCCAACAAAAAGTGAAATTTTAAAATATTGTTTATTATTTCTTGTAAATGGTTCAACTTCAGAAACTGATGCACTAGTAATCGTATCAGTAGATTTTTTAATTGTTTGACCGACCAATTTTAAAGGATCTCCGGAGATTCTTTCCGCTATTGCAACTTCTCTCCTAACAAATTCAGAGGAAGATGGTTTTATTAAAAAATCTTCTAAATTTACAACTTGTGGAGTTACGCCATAAAGAACATTAAATAAAATTCTAAATGATTCATCAGTCCCCTTTGATTGGTAAAAAGTTCTTGCTTCTTTTATAAAATTTCCAACATTTAATTCAGAAACAAAGTCAAGATCCTCTAAACCAGGTGTTAAAGTATATTTTAATTTTTTATAGAACTCCTTTAAAAATAAAGAACTTAGATTCTGTACAGAATTATTTTGTTCATGAGATGCTGCTGTTGACTCGGAAAATACAAGGTCTTCCTGATTTAAATTTGCATGATAACTGGTAATACCACTAAATCCACGAATACATCCAGTAAAAGTGTTTGTTGTTAATCCAGTATAACTTATTATCTCACTATCAATCTTTAATAGTCCATATTGCTGCGGAAATCCTTTAGTACTATTAACTTGGATAATACTATCAGTAGAAGAAATATTCGAAGTAATGTATGCGCTATCTACTACTACTTCGGGAATTAAATTATCAAGTTTTAAATATTGATCTAAATTTTCGGCAATATCAATTGGACCACTTTGATATTCCTGAGAAATATAATATTGTTTTAAAAATTCTGCCGCATTGGGACTCTCATCCAAAATAAAATTTGGAAGTTGATTATCAATAATTTGCTGAACTTTAACTCTAGACTCAAATCCAGTCTGTATCATATTACTTTCTTGTTAGGGTCCCGTTTGAATAACTTGACGTATAATAATCTCTAGAAAATACTGTTCCAGATATTTCGTCACCAGAAGAAATTACATCTCTTACCATATTTATTGTGCTTTCTGAAATACTAAAACTTAAATATAAGTCCTTTAATCCAACAACATCATTTGATTCTGGATAAGCCTGTATTTCGATAATATCATTTGCTAATACTGTTGAAGTAATATTTACAGTTGTAAGTATAATCTCACCTTTTGAGTAATTGACCGTTCCTGCAGATTTTGCAACAACTCTTGTAGTCCCATCACTCATTGGTTTTACTATTGATATAACTCCTGTTATACCATCTGAATTTGGAATATCAGTCAGATATACTGTACTAGATTCATTTGAAATATTAAATCCAGTAGATTTGATATTATATCCCTCAGAATTAATATGAAACTTGTTTCCAAAACATAGTTCATATTGGGCAAATTGATTTGGAACTACCTTTAGATCTCTTCTAATTCTTACTTTAGTGATGTTGGATGTTATAGAAGTATCAGTATTATCAATAATTTGCTGAACTTTACTATACTTAAATCTTCCACCAAATTTATTAAGATCTAATGAATTTGAATATTCTGTTAGTGAATTTACTACTTTTGTTTTTAATGACTCAACAGTTGATACTTGAGAGTAATTATAATAAATTGACGAATCAATCTCAACATACAATACCTTAAGGTCAATTATTTTCTGATTAATTCCAGAAATACTATATTGCTTTAGTTGTGATAAAATTCTAGACTTTGAAAAGTCTGAGACATATGTTCCATTTTTTGGTTTAATACTGATAGAGACTGTTCCATATTCTGGTGGATCAAATTCCTCACCACCAACAATAGCAACAGATTCCGTGTCTGGATAAATCTTTTTAATAATTGCCTCATAGTCACGTGCAGTTACTGCTCTATACTGTGATGAATAAATTCTTGGGGCATAATACTTAATCGAATCTACTGACTCAATATCAGAACCATTTTGAGATGATTGATTTGTTGTAATTATTAC